TTATCTTAATAGCATATAGCTTTTTAAATTCTTCTAATGGTAAATTTACTGTTTCTGTCATATCTGTTTTGTTAGTTAATAATAATGCAATATACAAATAAATTAGTTATCAACAAAATTGTGCATAACATTTGTTAATGTAAAGCATATTTACCAAAGTTTGGTCTGCTTAATATTGAGTAGGTTGCATAACGACAAGGATCAATGATATGGTTATTTTTATCTTCTGGAGTATTTATGAGCATACCAGCTTTATCTTCTTTCCATTTGTAGTTTCTAAATTCACTTATGGCATTTGTTGAGGTGGATAGGATGTGTATCTTATATCTCTTTAGTAAGTCAATACCAGCATTCACACTATCCTTACCTTTTATGCTAGAAAATATATTGTTACCCATTGCCCTAAGTTCTGATATTAATCTTGGTTCAGCACTATCAGCATAGATGGGTTTGCTTGTTAAGTTTAGTTCTTTAAGGAAATTGTTTATATCACTTGTAGTCATTTGAGTTCTATACAAATGTTCTTGTATATATAGATTATGTCCTTGACTATAAACAGAAACAAAGGTTGTTGGATCATTGGTGTAGCCAAAGTCCATTCCATATGCAATTAGTTCAGCTTCTTGTGGTATCTGATTAACCTCAACATACTTAAATATAGTGCTTCTACTGGCTGATCTTTCACCTAACCCATATATCTGCCAATATTGTTCATCTGTGTCTCTAAGCCTCTCTATTTCACTTCTTATAGATGCTTCAATAAAAGGATTGTCTAGGTAGGTTGTTTTAAAAAATACACAATCATCTCTAGGTATTAGCTTGTCATATATCCAATGGTATTCATCTGATGGGTTAAAGTCTAATATTATTCTATCTTGTGTTCTAAATAACAATTGCTGCATATCTTCATAGTACAACTCATTACCCTCATTGACAAATAGCAAATCTCTTTTCCTACCTCTAATCTTTTGTGGCTGGTCTAAAGATATAAATTCAACTAGGTTACCAAATAGGTGATATTCTGAATTAGACTTATTGTGGTACTGCTCACTATAACATTTATAATTTTGGAGTATAGCCATAAAGTCTCTCATTACAGTTGCCCTTAAACTAGGAAATGATTTACGGCATATGGTTATAATCTTATTGTTGTTGTTTGCACAATAGTTAAATATGATCCATAAAAGTATGTTGTAAGTTTTACCAGACCTAGTACCACCTTGTTCAACTACAATCTTTTTATCTGTATTGGCTAAATGCTTATAGACTATATTAGTCTGTATCTTCGGTTTTATCAATTATCTCTATTTGAAAATTAGTTGGCATTCCATCTGCTCCAGTTATTTCTTGGCGTTCAATATAACCTCTTTTCTTACCTTTTGTCTTTAGATAGAATATTGTTGCTGCTGTTGAGTTGGCAGATATTTGTTTGTGTAGTTGGCTTTCTGCAAAGTCTAGTGCTACATTTTCAATATCCCTTACCTCAATAGCAAATGCTTCATCTTCTTTAAGCCACTTATAGTAAGTGCTTCTAGGTATGTCTGCTTTCTTACAAGCTACTGTAACAACTCCTAAACTTTGTTCAAGTGCTTTTAATAGGCTTTCCTTTTTTATGTGTCTACTTTCGTTCATTTCTTATATTTTTCATTTAATATTTTTGGTACTGCATTGTTCCAAGATACCCTATGGTGCAGCCTTGCATTCTCTGTATTTAAAACAGATACCTTTACTGATGATGGGCTAAACAAAACACTATAAAATGATTTTACATAAGTACCTTGACTTAAATATATATCAGTTAAACCACCCTCATTAGTTTGTGTGTCTGTTTGTTTAAGTGATACATTAGGTATTGTAAAAAACACATTTCCTATTGCTCCTAGACTTGTGTAAGCATTTACATCTTCATTAATTCTACCCATAAATTCAAATGGTCTTTCTGTACTACAAAAAAAACTATTCATACACTTTCTTTTTAAAGCAAGTTTCTTTGCCATACCACTTTGATTACCACCAATCCAATCACCATTTTGTGACATTGCAATACTTTTTGCTGGTATTGATTTATAGAATTTTAATAGTGCTATAAATATATCATCAACATTATTTATATATCCCCTACCTTGATTGTAATAAAGTTTATCATCAAACCTATAACTAAAATCTGTATAGTCATCATCCATTTGCAAGAAATAGGTTATGCCTAATTTTTTAGCAATATCAAAACAAGCATTTCTAGCATACACTACAACTCTTTTGTCATCAAAATTATCACCAATATCAAATTCTATGTCATCCTTATTAAATGATATTACTTCATCTTTATATTTTAATTTATATTCATCTAACTTTTTATCATCAGTTGAACATATTAAATACTTCTTACCAGTATACCCAAATCTATCTAGGGTTTTATATGTCTTAATATTATCTGGTCTACCAAAGGTTAAAATAAAAACTGCAAAATTGTTATCTATCATAATATACCATTCTTTTTATAAGACTTTGCGATGTCATTAGTCAATTTAACATATCCACTTTCTATTGCTTTATCAAAATCAATTATTATTAAAGCTGATCTTTCCATTAAGTCTTGAACATCTTTGTTAGAGTTTGCATAATAGTCTGCTATTTTACTGTAATCAAAAACAATATGTCTTTGTGCTGATTTAATTAAAAACTTCTTTTCAGTTTCATCTAAGGTTGAGTTGTTAATATCAGTAATTAGTTCTTTGTATTTAGCATCATCTGTTAAGTCATTAATGTTTGGCTTTTCATTGTTTGGTTTATATGTTGGTGCTTCAATCTTTCTAGTATATTTATCTTCTTCTGTATCTTCTGCATCAAATGGAAAACCATCTAAACCCCAATCTTCTAATTCTTTTAACTCCCATTCATTTGCTAGGCTGTCCCAATCCCATTCACCAAACCCAACATTGTCTTTTACTATAAATTCTTGTTCTTGTTCTTTTGTAAGTTCATCTGCTTTTAAAACATACACCTCTTTCAATCCAGCTTCATTACAAGCCTTTAATCTCATATTACCACCTAGCACTACCATATCTTTATTTACTACAATAGGGCGCAGCTTAAGCATCTCTGGGAAGTCTTTAATTGACTTTACTAGCTTTTTAAACTTACTGTCTTTTATAAATCTTGGATTGTTTTCATTTGGTATTACCTTACTAATCTTTACCAGTTCCATATATATAACGTATTTAATTTATTTATTTCCTAACTTTAATTTCAACAGTTTTTCTCTCAATGCTTTTCTTTCTTTACCCTTTGGTAATTTATCAAATAGTTGTTGTAGCTTTTGTATTAGTTTCTTGCTCATAGCTTTTCTATTTCTTTTAGTACTTCTTGATAGTATTCTATGTTGTTATGTGGTTTTAGTATTTCGTTTTCTAGTATAAGGCTTATATGTAATTTAGCACATTTCTTTGCTTCTGTGCTTGTTGTTGTTTCTACATAAAATGCTTTTACTAATTGGTATGCTTTCTCTTTTGGTGTTTGCATAAATAGCCATTCTTTTTTTATCATAGTTCTATTATAGTTGCCAATGATTTATTTAATACCCAAAACTCTTTATTTAATCTTTCTTTATTTTCAAATAGTGTTGATGCTGGTACATCAAAAAATCTTCTATAAATACTCTTTAAATCTAGTTTACTTACATTAAAAACATACACCCCAGTATTATCTTGCTGTACATAAATATATTGTTTGTTTTCTTCTTTTGCTTTCTTTAGATTAACTAATGTTTTGTTTACTTCTAAAAAAGGATCTTTATATTCAGATGTTCTGTTTTTAATTTCTACTAGGTAATTATCATCAAAGGCATCATAAGAATTATATTGGTCTAGATGTTCTTCTAGCTTTAGATTTTTCTTATTGTTTAAGAATTGTATTGTTTCTGATTGTGTCATTTATGATGCACAAGTTATTATTTCATACTCATCTTTTGGTTTCTGCCAATTAAAAGATTTAAGTACTAAATCTGCTCTTTCATTATATATTTTCATTTCGGTTTTATCTAATTTTCTATAAAGTATTTCATTTTCAGTAAAACCAGTTTTTACTTGTCTTTTAAGTTCTTCAAATTCTTCTAATTTTTTTTCATATATTTTTATTTTGTGGTTTGCATAATAGTATTTATTTCTAACAATCATATATTGATTTAATAAATTTGCCACATTTTCTTTTTTCTTATAATTAATATCTGGGCTTATGTCAAAATAACCTTCAAGTCTTTCAAAATATTCTTCTTTTTTTGCTCTATAAATTTTAAACATTTTTAAAGAATGTATTACTGTTGCGTGGTTGTATGTTTTTAATTTTGTCTGTGTTCTAATAAAACTTGAAATTGCAGTCGGACCTAAATAAAATTTATCTTTTAATAAATAACAAAAAAATGCACGAAGCTCTATAACATCTTGCACTCTTGTTTTTTGAAATATATCTACACCAGTAAGTTCAATTAACAAACTACTTATTTGATCTGGTGTTGTTAGTGTAATTTTTTCTATTTTATTTTCTTCCATTGCTTTGTAGTTTTTGTATGTATAAAGCTGCATCCATTAGTTCTTCTTTTAGGTGCTG